AGTTGATTGTCGGCCATTCTTTACCCCTAACCGAATTTTTTTCTACGAGCCTGGGCGATCTTTGCTTTCACCTCATCGGTTGCTTCTATGGTAGCCGGTTCCTCAGGGTTTTGGTATCCCCGTTTCCTTGACACCATCGCATCGATCAATTCAGCCAACTCCCTGCGGGTGAATCTTCTAATCTCGTCAATCGACATTCCGTATTCCGATTTCAGAATGTCAACGATCTGAGCGTCCGTCAGGGGTTTCCCTCCGTCGGACTTTTTTTTTGAGCATCAACCGGATCGGGGTTCGACTTTGTTCTCACACCGAAAATCGCTTCCATGATTGCCGTGATTTCATCGGCCCCCGAGATAATCAACCGCAATTTTTCGATGGGATTATCTGTCGCCACAACGACTTCATTCATTCCCTCCCACCGGAACAGCTTGACATCACGAATGATTCTCTTCGAGTCATTGTCGAGCAGTCGCCAGAAAATGTCGAGCACCGCATTGACATCACCCTCTTTCATTCTCTCAATCAGGGCATTGCCCGGGTACTTCTCGTTGAAATAATCCTCATCTTCGATGGTTATGAAGTTGAGGTACATGGGTTGCTTTATATTTTTGAAGTTTACGAAAGGTCTAGCGGGTTTGTTCAGCATGATGCTAATGTAGCGACATGGGAAAGAAAAAACAACCGCATAAAACAAAAATGGTTCGATTCAGAATCGACCCTGAAACCAATAAACTGATGATCGCCAGGTCGCTACATTTTTTCGAGGGTAACATCTCGGCCTTTATCCGATACGCAATCATGAACTTTCGGAGGCCGAAAAATGACGGTCAAAAAAAAGCGTGAAGAGGATTTGGATTACGCCGAGGAAATCATCGAGTATCACCGCTTGCCCGACACCGACTATAAAGAACACATCCCCGATGTGAAATGTTGGTGTGAACCCCAATGCACCTACAAAAATCCTCAAACCGGTTACGAACTCTGGTTGCACAATCTGACACAATGAAAAACCCCCAGGGCCGTTTCCGACCCCAGGGGCTTGCGTTCATCCATGAATCAAAGTGTGGTTGCGTTCAGGATTATTCGACTTCTCGGATTTCGCAAATGCCGTCACGTTCCTGGTCGTAGGACGCCTTTGCGGAGTATTCAGATTGACCAAATGCTTTTCGTTCTGCACCCAGGGACAATCCGATCGCCTTCATTTTGAAAGCATCGATCTCGAACAATGCACCCGAGCCGGATTTTTGAGCGTAAATTACGCAACCGAACTCAGGGAACGAGTCAGCAATTCCACCGATCTTCACGATACGGTTGAAGGTGTTGACAGGGCGAACTTCGAAGGTTGCCGTGTCATCGGCAGTCATCGCAGTTGCGCTGGCGCCCATAGTAATCCGAAGCCCAAAAGCAGTAACATCGTAATCAGTTCCAGTAGTAGCACCAGACTGCGAGAAAATTTCGAGCGAATCATTCAGGAACGATCCGTCAGTTCCACGCCCGAAGTCAATATCAGAAAGGCAATAAACCTTGAACGAGTCCGCTCCAGTTGCCTTCACGACATACTTGCCCATTTTCAGATTCGCTGCACCGGTCGAAGGAATCACGCTCACGGATGCGATACCAGTTGCACCCACGACCGAGGTTCCTTTGAAATCGGTGATTGCGCTCACATTCCCAGACGCTTCAGGGGAACCTTGAGTCGGTGCCTTACCGCCGAACAATTCAAACAACCAATTCGGGTATTCGCTCACGGTAAACGCCAGGGTTGCATCGATGTCGCCGTCTTCAACCTGCCAGGTGAAACGGTTGGAACCGCCCTTGAGTTCAATCAATCCACCTTCCAGGCTAAAGGTTGAACCCTGAAGAACCTGCGCTTCGCCATACGGAAGGCGGGTTGTTCTGGAATAAGGGGTCACGCTGTGAACCCCGAAAATTGTTCTAGGTTTTGATAATGCCATATTTTTTCCCTTTCCTAATTGTTCAGCAAATTAAATTCAAAGCGCACACCAATCACTTTCGACCAGTATGACGAATTGAAAAGTTTAATGTCAATCGGATTGAGGGCTGTGATTGTCGCCTTGTCATAGCCCCTTCCGACGATTCCCCATGCTTCGCTAGCCGATCCGAGCAACGCCTCTTGATACCGAAGCAATCTTTTGTAATCGAGAAAGTCATCCCGCTGAGAGAATATCAGATCGAACTCGATTGCAATACTAGTCACGATGTGCGGTCCATTGACGATGCTTTGCAAATCGTCGATGTAGTAAAAAGCGCACTGGTTGAAATTATTGACACGCTCGTCAAGGCTTCCAGCGATCCAGGCTTCATCGTCAATCTCACCGAGAATTAAATCATCGTTCAATTGATTGATTGCCTGAATGTGAAAATTCATTTCAGCCTTCATTTTTTCGGCCAGTTTATCAAAGAGGGTTTCAACGCTAAATTTTGGCACCGAGAACCCTCCCCACATAAGATTCGATCGCCTCTAACCACGCTTGATTTCGACGACTGAAAATCTTTGAACTTGCCCAAACGGTTGTCGATGGGTCAATGAAAAGGAATTGGCGCATTGGCAGGTTGTTTTTCGGTGCGCCGTATTGATGATGGACACCATACGGAACCTTCGTACCAACGACTACGCTTTTTTTGGTGACAATGTTAACGGTATTCGGATCGCTTGAATTGGTAATCGACTTTTCAAGAGTTCCCGAGAACTTTAAAAGCGGATAGCCCTTCGCCAGGCCAGTTTTCTTTTCCTTGTGCCACTGGTAGGCTGTATAGTTCCCGTTTCGGATTCTCTTCTCAGGCCTGCCAGGGTCTTTCCATGTGTTCGCAATCTTAGGCCCGACGAAGTCCGTATACTTTCCCGGACCCTTCAGGGCAAAAATTGCCTTGTTTGCTTTATAGAACTCTCGAGCGATCTGAATTAGGGCGGGTCGCAGGTCACCGATTTTTTTCACGGCATCCTTCAAGGCGACTTCCATTTCCTTTGATTCGACCTTGAACTCTACCATTGTTGAGTACCGTCAAAAACATGGCAGGTTTCGGTATCGCACTCAGGGAGGCATTGACTGGAAACGCCACCCGTTGAACTCACAAGAGGAACACCCTTCAAAATCATGCGCCCGTCCGCAATATCACGGAGGTCTGCGTTTGGTGTTCTCGATTTTTTGACCTCTTGACTGAGATTTTGGTCGCCGGTCTTGACCTCAAGTTTATTCTTTACTCTGTCGCATACCCTGAAAACGCAAATGCGCTTGAGCAAAAGGAACGCCTCTTCGTAGGTGTTCAGCACTGGGGTCACATAACGGAGGGCAATGATCGAATTGATGTACGCCGACTCTTGCTTAATCCAGTCCGTGACCTGGTTTGAAGTAACGGCCGACGACGATGTAAATTGAACCGCTTTGAACTCATTTTCCACATCGGCGATCGTGCAGTACATTCAAACCCCTTTCCTTTGAAAAAACCCCCTCCCCAAATCAGCGACCCAGGGAGGGGGATTCGATCAATTAAAGAACGCTGTTAAGCAGGTAGCCTGCTTTTGCGTTCACGATTTTGCACTGGTAGGTGTCCTGGACGATGATTCCAGACGATCCCGGAGGATTGTTCAAGTCATACTTGAACACAGAACGACCGAGTTCCCCGCCCATTTTCATGGAGTAACCGAGGGCAACCTGGTACTTTGCCGCTGCTTTTGGCTTCACATAGAACAGGATCGAGTCGGCCCAAATTTGGGAAATGCTGTCAGCCTGTCCCTCTTTGGCGGTGTTCCACGGAGCATTTGCGATCAGCACCTCTTCGACATTCAAGGCATTGGCAATATCCAAAGCGGAAAGCGATCCGATTTGGTTATACTTGAAGCCGAGAACATCAGCGAGTTGCGGGTGATACTTCAGGATGTTGAACACCTTTTGAGACATCACCACAGCATTGGGTTGCATACCGACAGAATCCACGATCGCATTTTGAGCGGTCTTGAAATCGGCCAGGGGATCAGACGAGCTCGATCCGTATTTGGTGCCGGGGGTAGTAGTACGACCGGTGAACACGGAGGTCGACATCATTTGATCGGCGAACGCCTTTTCTTTGTTGGTGAGAATGAGGTGAGTCAATCCCGCAACTTCATCGGCTTCCGCATCGTACGGCTGTTCCACGTTGGCGTAGTCATCAGCGGTGACAACACCTTCGAGGGCATGGGTTTCAAGCAGGTAAGTCAGGTTCGAGCGAACGATCGGCTCGGCCCGACGAGCCTGGGATTCGCCACCGATCAGGTCATCAGATGCCCGAAGGTGAGAATTGCCGTACTGACCAATGAGGCCAGATTTTTGCTTGACGGTAAGTTCTGGGAGAACTTTGTCGGCGATGTAACCGGCAGGAAAAATCCCGTTCGATACATTCGTCAACAGTTTATCGACTAACGCTTTAGTTTGTGCCATTGTTCAATTTCCTTTCACTTAGGCGAGTTGATGAAGATCGATAATGATCGGAATGATGTCACCCGATACACCTGCGTCTTGTTGAGTTCCGATTGCCCATTCACCGGACACCGCTGCACGACCGACACCGCTTGCGCCAGATGCAACAGAACCCGAAAGGGTGGACATGGTCGAAGCAATCTTAACCTTTGCACCGCCCTGAACAGCAACCTCTGCGACTTCCCCAGACGCAGGGTTATTCATGAGAACTCCGAGGGGCTTCTCTGCGTCACCGCAAAGAATCACCGCATTGTTGGTTGTGTCAAACTTCACGAGCTTGTACTGATGAGACGACAAATCAGCACCCGCCTTGAACGCTTGAATCATTGGTTTCAAGTGTACTTGAGACATTCCGTTTTTCCTCCGTTATTTGCTGATTTTCTCAGCCAGTTTTGGGTTAGTTTTCAGCACCTTCGAGATTGCCTCTTTGATGCTGATTTTATTTTCTTCACTCAGTTTTTTAGCCTGGGCGAGAACTTCGTCGTGCGGTTCCCGAGTCGAATCAACGACAGGGGTGTGACCGTGGCCGGCTTCGGCAAGTTTTACAGGCACGGCCTTTGCGATAAAGTCGGCCATGTTTCCGGCGATAAATGCTTCACGCTGTGCTTCAACGGCACGGCCTTCGGACAAAAGTTTTGAGAACTCGGAAGCCTTTTCAGTGAGTTCCAACTTTTTGCGAACTTCAGCGAGTTCCTTTTTAGCCGATGCGAGTTCGATTTCGATCTCAGGCTTTTTTTCCTCTTCAGGCATTTCAGGCATTTCCCCTTCGGGCTTTTTCATGCCTTCCATTTCCTCGAGTTTTTTCTTATACTCGGCGCACATTTTTTCGGAATCTGCCAACTTCGCTTCCATTTCGGCGAGTTTGGCTTCCATTTCCTTCATTTTTTCTTCCATTTCCTTTTGTTCTCCCTCTGAAAGTTTGCCCTTGCGTTGCATTTCAAGGGCGATTGCGACGGCCTGTTCCTGCGGATAGCCCTCTTTTATCAGCTTGCGAATCTTTTCTCCCACGGGATCATCCTTTTCAGCCAGTTGAATAACGCTTTCCATGCGCTTTATCACTGGTCGATTGGTCAATCCTGCACCCATTAGAACGCAACCGAACTTTTCCAGGCTTTCATTGTCCTGATATTCAGTATCGAAGTCAGCCGACACATACCCGAACTCTTTGTCCGACAAAATCTTCTCGCCTTTTGGGGTCATTTCAATATCTGCCCAAAGTTCATTGCCGTCATCCTTCAGGTACAGGGCTTTGAACCAACCCGCAGCGACATCATCGGATTCGTGTTTATAGTCCAGGGCAGGGATCACACCCCTGACACCTTTAGTAAAGTTGGCGACCATTTCAGAAAGCATCGCCTTCGTGATTTCAAAGCGACCATAACGGGCGTCGCTGAATTCACCGGTTCGGAGAACCTGCATCGACCGCATGCGTCCACCTGAGGAAATGGAAAGCCCATCATCCCCCAGGATGAATTTCGTCATTTTGATTTTGTATCCACTGGACATACGATCATTTTTCACGATTGCCCCCTGTCGATCAACTGTCCTTTTTTTGACTATACGAGGTCGCCAACCTTTTCGCTCGACCAGAACTTACACGACCAATAACGAGCCTTCCACTTCGGCCCGGGATCGGTGTCGCATTGGTGGCGAGCCCTGAAGTTCCTGCGCCTTTCCAGGTCATCCCGTTTGATGTCCATTTTCGGATCGCCAAACCTGACGAGCACGATATTGCCTTTGTCGTTTTTGACATACACCCCAAATTTTTTCGGCCCCTCTGTGGTTCTGAAAGGTTTTTCAAGTTCCACCTTCCGACCCTGATATTCTGCCAACTCATATTTCGATTGCGGGTATTCGGCGAACTGCATTTGCCCTTGAGCAACCTTCGAGAGTTTTGGCAATCCAGTCACCTTTGGATTGTTCTTCGTGGTGCTAGTATTTACCTGCATGAATGAACGGCAATTGAAATGAAGCGGTGGGGAAAACTTTGTCACATTTGGATCGTCAGCCGAAAATGTAGTCCCGTCCATTTCCCGACAAATCTCAGTTGTCCGATCATCATCCTTTGCGACATAAGTGTACGAAATGATTTGGTCGCCGGTTTCCTCGGCATACTTTTCGGCCGCCTCCAACAATCCGTCATTGACGACCTGGGAAGCCTGAACATCAGGGCCGGCAGTTGTCATCGGGCCAGCGATTGCCTTTCCCCCTGCTTCCATCATGTCTGCGTCAAGTTCCTCATCGTTGTCGGTGTAGACCAAACTGTTCTGATACTGAAGGTCGATCGCCTTGACGACATCATTCTTTTGAGTATCAGAAAAAACCTCAACCTTTGCCGATACCGCCTTTTTCTGTGCCGGTGTCAGGTAGTCCCCAAAAATCAAATTGACCTTGTCGCTGATTCTCCCCAGGGCATAAATTGCGTCGTCAATTTCCTCATCGCCCTGCGCCCCCATTAACCTTAAAAGCGCATCCTCATATTCGGTCACAGCATCGGTCACCCTTTTCAGTTTGGCCGACCCCAACCTAAACTCCGACAG